TCTCGACTACGCCCTGATGTCGACGTGGTGCATGGCCCTCCCGGACGTGGAGCAGTTGGCCAAGTGGCTCGAGTCCGGCCGAATCGGGCGAATGGACGCCTACGCGGGCGAGATCTTCCCGAACCAGTACCCGGACGTCCACCGCCGTCTGTGCGACGTGATGCGCGCGCACGGTGGGCGGGTGGCGATCTTCCGCAATCACGCCAAGGTCTACGCCGGGACGTGCCCCGCCTTCGACTTCGCCATCTCGAGCAGCGCGAACGTGAACACGAACCCGAGGACGGAAAACACCGTGCTCACCTTCGGCGCCGACCTCTTCGACTTCTACAAGGGTTTTTTCGACGGCATCAACAGCTTCACCCGGGACTTCGACGACTGGACCCGATGGACGAAGCCCACGAAACGGGGGGACGCATGAAGGGCCGCAAACCGATACCGGCACGCCTTCGCCTGGTCAAAGGCAACGCGGGACACCGACCGATTCCCGAAGGCCCGGACGTGCCCGTCGAAATCCCCACCAAACCTCCGCACCTTTCGGTGATCGCCTCGCAGGAGTGGGACCGAATCGCACCGCAGCTCTACACCGCGGGCCTGTTGACATCTATCGACCTCGCCGCGCTCTCGACTTACTGCCAGGCGTTCGGCCGATGGGTCGAAGCCGAGGAGCAAATCAAAACGCACGGAGTCCTTGTGAAATCCCCGAGCGGTTTTCCGATGGTGAGCCCCTATCTCATCGTCGCCAATAAGGCGATGGAGCAGCTATCAAAGGCCCTCGTTGAGTTTGGTATGAGCCCGTCGAGTCGGTCACGGGTCAAAGCATCCGCCCCACAGAAGAAAGAGAGCCCTGTTGCGCGCTTCCTCCGCCAAGTCTGACCGCGCCACGGCCTACGCGCGCGAGGTGAAGGCGGGACGTGTCGTCGCGGGTCTGTTCGTGCGGCAGGCGTGCGACCGTCACCTAGCGGACATGAAGCGGAAGGATCTTCGATGGGATCGCGAGAAGTCGGAGCGGGCCATCGCGATTTTCGAGCAGTGCTACAAGCTGGACAACGGGGAGCCGTTCCTGCTTCAGCCGTTCCAGTGCTTCATCGTCGGTTCTGTCATGGGCTGGTATGGGCTCGACGGCCTTCGCCGCTTCCGCACCGCCTACGTGGAGATCGGGAAGGGCAACGGAAAAACGCCGATGGCGGCCGGCCTCGGGATCATCGGGCTGGTGTTTGATGAAGAGGGTGCGGCGGAGGTCTACAGCGCGGCCGCGACACAGGACCAGGCCTCGATCTGCTTCAAGGACGCGAAGCGGATCGTGGAGGGTTCGCCGGATCTCGCCGCGATGGTGGACGTTCAGGTGGGATCGCTGTTCATCAAGGACACGAACAGCGTCTTCCGGCCTGTGTCTGCGGAGCATCGCGGGCTGGACGGAAAGCGCGTGCACGTCGCCATCGTTGACGAGCTGCACGAGCACGCCTCCGCACTGGTGGTCGACAAGATCCGCGCGGGTACGAAGGGGCGACAGAACGCCCTGATATTCGAGATCACCAACAGCGGCTACGACCGGCGCTCGGTCTGCTGGGCGCATCACGAGTACTCGCGTCAGGTGCTCGACGGCTCAGCGCCCAATGACTCGTGGTTCGCCTACGTGACCGGGCTTGACCAGGGGGACGAATGGTCGGACGAAAAGGTCTGGTTGAAAGCAAATCCCGGCCTCGGGACCATCCTGCCGTGGAAGTACCTCCGAGAACAGGTGGCCGAGGCCAAGGGGATGCCCTCAAAGGAGAACATCGTCAAGCGGCTGAACTTCTGCGTGTGGACCGAGCAGTCGACTCGGTGGCTCCCGATGGAGGACTGGGACCGCGGTGCGCGAGAGATCAGCCGAACGGGTCGATGCTTCGCGGGGCTGGACCTCGGGTCTACGTCGGACTTCTCGGCGCGGTGCCTCCTCTGGGGACCGGACGCGGATGGCGAGTGGTCGGCGGAATGGCGGATGTGGATTCCCGAGGCCCGGGCCGATGAGCGCATCCGCAAGGGTGACGGGTGGCTCGCGCAGGCCATCGCGGACGGATGGATCGAAACGACCCCGGGCAACGTCACCGACTACGACTACATCGAGAAAGCGATCCTTGAGGACTTCGAGCGGTACGACATCGAGAAGCTGGCCTTCGACCGCTGGAACGCCTCGCAACTCATCACGCATCTGCTGAGCGCGCTCGGAGAAGATCGCCTTGTCAAGTTCGGCCAGGGGTTCGTCGACATGTCCCCGGCCTGTCGCGAGCTTGAGCGGCGGATCAAGGGTGGACTCTTGAAGCATGGCGGGAATCCGGTCGTGCGGTGGATGGCCTCGAACGTGTCGGCGAAGTCGGACCCCGCGGGGAACATCAAGCCGGACAAGGAAGCGAGCGCGGACAAGATTGACGGCATCGTCGCGCTGCTCGATGCGATCGGAGCGGAGACGCGGACAGCCGATTCAGGGGTTTCCGGGTACGACCAGAACGGCGGACAGGTGGAGGCGTGGTGATGAATGCAGTCGAGTCGGTTTTTCTGATCGTCGGGACGGTCCTTTTGGCGCGTGGATGCCATCTGATCTATCCGCCCCTGGCCTATATCGTCCTGGGGCTTCTGTTCATCAAGGCGTCTATTCCGAGTCCGAAGGGGGGCGAGTAAAGCATGACCTCACTCATCAGAAGCATCGCAGGGTCGTTCGGTCTGCGGGCGGATGCCAACCCGCTCGACGATCGGTACTACGACAAGGAGTTCTCGTTCACGGCTTCCGCTGGCCCGAACGTCTCAAAGGACAACGCGCTGCGGGTCGGCGTCTTCTACCGAAGCGTCATCATCCGTGCGCAGTCGTTCGCGCAGTTGCCGATCGGCGTGTATCAGCGCGGAGAAAAGACGCGCACGGAGATCCCGGACCATCCGCTCGCGATGGCGTTCGATCGTCCGAATCCGTTTCAGGCCGGTATCGAGTGGCGCCGAGACGTGCTGATCGACTTGCTTCTGTGGGGCAACGCTTACAACCAGATCGTATTTAGCGGGGATGGGCTTCAGTTCATCCCGCTTGATCCTCTTCGGATTCGCGAGGTCACGAAAGAAGGCGACAGGGTCCGCACCTACGAACTCACGCGTCAGAATGGGCAGAAGATCATTCTGGTGGGCGATCGTGACGTGTGGCACCTGAAGGCCGCATTCGGGAAGGGTCTGCTCGATCTGGCGAGAAACACGCTGGGGCTTGCGATCAGCGCGGAGGCACACTCGTCCGCGTTCATGCGCCGCGGCGTCAAGTCGTCCGTCGTGCTTCAGCACCCTGGACGCCTGAAGGCCGAAGTTGCGAAAGCGATGGGCGAGAACTTCAATGCGGCCTATGGCGGCAGCGAGGGGTACAGTAAGACCCCCGTGCTGTGGGAGGACATGAAGGTCCAGACCATTTCGATCGACCATCAGAAAGCTCAGTTCCTTGAGCTTGACGCGGCTACGCAAGAGCGGATCGCGACGTTCGCTGGCGTCGCTCCGTACATGGTCGGGATCATCGAGAAGCAGACCTCGTGGGGCACCGGAGTCGAGGAGCAGTTCCGAACGTTCAACACGCTGAGCCAAAGCCCCGACTGTCGGTATTTCGAGCAGGATGCAGCCCGCGTGTTCTTGGACAGCGGGCGGGGCACGAACGGGAAGTACGTCCGCCTCAACGACGCGGCGATGCTGCGCAGCCGAAACATGGAGCAGGCGCAGATTCACGAAATCCAGATCCGCTCTCACGTCAAGAGGCCGAACGAGTGCCGGCTTGATCTCGACATGGACCCGTACGAAGGCGGCGACGACTTCCCGGCTGTTCCGGGCGCTCAGATGGGCGAGGCTCCGAATCACGATCCGAGCAAGGGGGCTGAAGACTTGACCGATCCTCCCGACTCTGAACCCGCGAAGCCGAAGCGCATGAAGGCGACCGACAAGACCGAGCAACTCGCCCGATGGATCGCGGGGGATCTTCTCCGGGCGGAGGCGGCGGGGCTGATGGAGATCGCGAAGACGACGGCGAGCGATCCCGAGAAGTGGGCGCGCGCGGTGAGCGCGTACTACGGGCGGCGCAAGGGGACCATCGTTGAGTCCCTGAGCATCACCCCGGAGCAGGCCGAGGCGTGGTGCAAGGAGCAGTCGCGGCTGGCGTCCGAGGGTGGCGCGGCGGCGTTGACGACATGGACGGAACACACGGGGCGGCTTGTTGCGCTGGCCCTCGAAACCAAGGAGGGCGAGGAATGAACAACGGGAATATCTACGCGGCGACGCGGGAGACGGTGGAGCAGATCAAGGCGCTGTCGCGGTGGGATTCTGCGGCGGTCGCCGAGGTCATGGCTGTGAACGCTCGCATCCCGTCCGCGACGTCCGGCCGCGACTCGGGCGGCACGATCGCGGTCATTCCGATTGCCGGATTCATCGAGCAGCGGCCGAGCTTCTTTGGCGCCATGTTCGGCGGGACTTCGATCGCGTCCTTGACGGCGTCGTTCCGGTCGGCGATGAACGATCCTCAGGTCAAGGGAATCGTCTTCGATGTCTCGAGCGGCGGGGGTTCCGTCTTCGGCGTGACCGAGCTCGCCAACGAGATCAGGGCGGCGCGAGGCGTCAAGCCCATCGTCTCGGTGGTGAACAGCATCGCGGCGAGCGCGGCCTATTGGCTCGCCTCTGCCGCCGACGAGGTTGTGTCGACGCCTTCCGGTATCGCAGGCAGCATCGGCGTCTATGCGCTTCACGTCGATTACTCGAAGGCCAATGAGCAGGCGGGGGTCAAGGAGGAGATCATCTCCGCGGGCGAGCACAAGGCCGACGCGGTAGACGGAGCGCCGCTGTCCGACGCTGGCCGGGCGTCCATGCAGGCGATGGTGGATCACATCTACTCGACCTTCATCGCGGACGTTGCGGCAGGCCGCGGCGTGTCCAAGGAGACGGTCCTGTCCGACTACGGGAAGGGGCTGACCTTCACGGCGCCCGCGGCGCGTTCTGCGGGGCTTGTGGACCGCGTGGCGACGATGGACGAGACGCTGAAGCGGCTCTCGACTCCGCAGGGTCGGGCGGCGGTCATGCGGGCGGAGTACGTGGAGCCGGTCGCCGACGACGGCGAGGCCGAGCGACGCATGCGCCGCGTCCGGCTGACGGTATAAAGTCACCCTATGCGGAACACCGAAACATATCTGGCCGCAATGTCCGAGATGAGTTTTACGCGGCATGGGGACATGTGGGTCCGCCAAGTGACCCACGGCCAGTTCGCGAAAACGATCTATATCCTTGACGTGATGGCCAAAGATTCCACCGTATTGAAGCCAGCTCTTGAGCGGATGATTAAAGAGGCCCAGCAAGAGCTGTCCGAACAAATCAGGCTTGACACAAAGCCGACGAGAGAGTAAAAGGCTGGTCAGTTCGTAGGTTTGCGTCGCTCCCCCGAAAGGGGCACCGGCTCAAATAGCAGCGAAGCCCGCCGTAACTCAGGCCACCTTCGCGGAAACCCAAAAACACTTTGGGGAATCCGCGGGTGGCCTTTCGGCTTTTCCGTGGTCCCCGTTCTAACGAATGGAGGCCCTACATGGCCGCTGCTGCGCGAATCATCGAGCTCAACGCTCGCGAAAAGGCGATCCGGGATGAGCACGCTGCTCTCCTCGAACCGTCCGCCGTCGACAAACGGAACCTCACCCCCGAGGAGATCATCAAGGCCGACGCGCTTCAGGCCGAGCTGACTCAGGTCGTGGCGACGAGGAAGCACATTCAGGTGTCCGAAACGTCCGCGGACACTGGCCGGCCCGAGCAGATCCCCGGCGCCACCGAGGCTCCCAAGGCCGAGAGCAAGATGCTCGCGTTCGGGCGCTTTCTCCAGGGCGTCGCGGCTGCTTCGGGCTACAAGGACCTCGGCCCGCAGTTCAACGCGGCCGCGTCTGGCCTGAACACCGGCACCGGGGCCGAGGGCGGGTTCCTCGTGCGCACCGACTTCTCGACGATGCTTCTCGACAAGGCCATGACGGAGTCCGTTCTCGCTCCGCTCTGCTCTTCGGTGACCCTCTCCGAGGGCTCCGACTCGTTCGAGGCTCCGTACATCGACGAGACCAGCCGTGCGACGGGCTCGCGCTTCGGCGGCGTCCGCATCTACCGTGCTGGCGAGGCCGACACTGTCACCGCGTCCAAGCCGAAGTTCGGCCGCTTCGAGATCCGTCTCGAGGATCTCATGGGCATTGCCTACGCGACGGAACGGTCCCTCCGTGACGCTGGCGTGCTCGCTCAGGTGATCGCGAAGTCGTTCGCTTCGGAGTTCGCGTACACGATCGACGACGAGATCCTGAACGGCGACGGCAACGCCCGCTGTCTCGGCATCCTCAATTCCCCTGCCACGGTGTCCGTGGCGAAGGAAACGTCGCAGGTCGCGGCGACCATCGTCGCGGAGAACATCCTCAAGATGCACTCGCGGATGCCCGCGAAGATGCGGAACGGCGCGGTCTGGATTCACAACCAGGACTGCGAGCCCCAGTTCCCGCAGATGAACATCAAGGTGAAGAACGTCGCCGGGTCCGAGAACGTCGGGGGTCTCCCGATCTTCAGCCCGCCCAACGTCCTGAGCCCCGTCCCGTCTCTCTACGGGAAGCCCCTCGTCGCGGCGGAACAGGCGAAGACGCTCGGCACGGTCGGCGACCTGTACTTCGCCAACCTGTCGGAGTACCTGCTCGTCAAGAAGGGCGGGCTCGAGATGGCGGAATCCGTCCACGTCCGCTTCCTCTACAACGAGAAGACGTTCCGGTTCATGTTCCCGATCAACGGGGCTCCGACGTGGAAGTCTGCTCTCACCCCTGCGAACGGGTCGAACACCCTCTCGCCCTTCGTCAGCCTCGCGACTCGCGCCTAAAGAACGCGGAGAAAGACACCAACCATGAGCAACCTCTACATTCCCGAGAACATCCTGCCCATCACGCTCGCGGCCCCGGCCGCGGACGCCGCCGGCCGCACCTCGGCGTACATCAGCATCAAGAACGCCGCGAAAGTCTGGATCGTCGCTTTCATCAACCAGGGCAACGCCGCCACCATCCTGCTTTCGCCTCTCCAGGCGACGGCGGTGGCCGGCACCGGCTCCAAGGTGCTGGCGAACGCGGTCCGTGTCTGGTCCAACCTCGACACGGCGACGTCGAACGTCTTCGTGCGTCGAACCGATGCCGTGAACTACACGACCGACGCGGGCGTGAAGATCAAGTGGGTCGTGTTCGAGATCGACCGGACGAAGCTCGACGTTGACGGCGGCTTTGACTGCGTCGGGATCAGCACGGGCGCGAGCAACGCGGCCAACATCACGAGCGCCTTCGCCGTTGTGGTTCCGAACCACGCGGGCGACACGGCGGTGTCCTTCATCGCCGACTAGTCGTGAACGGGGCGGCGCGTGCGCGAGTGCGCGTCGCCCTTTCTTCCCCTTCCCGTGAGGATCAATGGCCCTTCAGCCCTACGCGCTTGCATCGGTGGCCGACTTCAAGGACACGCTGAACATCGGCGGTCCCGCGAAGGATGACGTCATCGAACGGAGCATCAATGCGGCCTCGCGCCTCATCGAAGCGGACCTGAGCCGTCGTCTCAGGTATCGGGCACCGGAGGAGATCGAGGGCTCGGCCAACATCGTCGCGTCGGTGGCCCTGGCGAATGGGTCTCTGACGCTTGCAGATCAGCCGTCCGCGGCGCGCACGCTGATCGTCAACATCACCGACTCGAACCGTTCTGTGAAAAGCGGGACGGTGACGGTTACCGGGACGGTCGGAGGGACCGCCGGAACGACCGAGGTATTCAACCTCGCGGACGGGCAGGCCCGATACCACGGGCGCAAGTTCTTCACGGTGGTTTCCGGGATCGTGGTCGCGTCGGTGGCTTCGGCCGCGTCTGATGATCTGATCTCCGTCGGAACGTCGCTCGGCATGGTCGAGTACCACTCTCCCGTGGGGCATCGCATCAGGCTTCTCGAGTCCCCCATCGTCAGCCTCGCCGAGATCAACGAGGACTCAAACAGAAACTACGCGGCCGCGACGGCGCTGGCCGCTGCCGACTACGAGTACAGCTTCGCGGGCGAGGTGACCCGGGTCTATGCCCGGTCGCCCATCTCGTTCTGGAGCGGTTACAGGTCGGTTCGGGTTCGCTACTCTGCCGGGTACGGCGGGCTGTCGAGCGTTCCTCCCGACCTCAAGGACGTCTGCCTCCGGTTGGCCGGAACGATGCACCAGGAGTTCCAGCGCGGCGCCCTCGGCGTGTCGACGGTATCGGACCAGCTCGGCAACTTCACGCGGCTTTCATCGGCGCGGCTCACGGACGAGATGCGGGACGCGCTGGCCGAGTACCGGCGGCCCGATCTGTTCCACACCACTGCCGAGCGCGACTTCGACACGGAGGCGGTCTAAGTGTCGGGCGTCACGTACTACGTCTCTGGACGCGCCAAGAAGCTCCAGACGCTTGACCAGATCATCAAGCGGGAGACGATCAACGGCATCCGCCGCGGGCAGCAGCGCATCCGCAGGGCGGCGGCAGAGGGGCTTCGGCTTCGTTCCATCGGGCGGACGCTGTTCGGGAAGAAGGCGTCAGGGGCGTACAAGAACCTCAAGCGCGGCCGCGTCGAAGAGCAGGGCAACGGGATCTTCTCTGCCGACATCAAGGTGAACGGGATCGCGGCGATTCAGGACCAGGGGTGGGCTATCAAGCCCCATTTGATCCGCGGCCGCGGGAAGCTGCAGTCCCCGGTGATGCGGCGCTCTGCCGTGCGCGTGGGCGGCCGTGGGCCGCTTCAATCATTCGCTAAGGGCTCCGTCGTGAGCGCGTACATGCATCCCGGCGTCAAGTCGATGCCCGCGTTCCCGTTCGTGAATCGGGCGCTTGAGTCGAACCGCGGCGCGTTCAAAGTCGAGATTGAGAAGGCTGCGGCGAAAGTCGCGGCGCTGGTGGGCTGATGGCTGAACCTCTACATGAGCAGATCAGCGCGGCGCTACAGACGAGGCTGCGCACGATCTCGGCGGATAACGGGACGAACTACTGGTACACGCCGGATCGGGTGTTCCGCGTCCTTGAGTTTCAGGGCTCCGATCTCGACGACTCGTTCGAGCATCTGCTTTTCCTCCGTCCCGATGACGACCAGATCAGCGAGGGGACAACGGGCACCATCGAAGGCGAGGCGAACTTCACCGTGCTGATTGCCAAGAAGGACACGCGAGTCGCGAAGGCGGCGCAGTCCGAGGAGTCGGACGGCTCCCCGATCGCGGCGACGGTGATCTCCCGATGCGTTGCGGATATCCGCCGCGTGCTGCTTTCGGAAGTCACGCTCGGCGGCCTGGCGTGGAACGTCATGGGCGGGGAATGCACCGCGGATTACTCGTGGCCCGTCGAGGGCTGGCTCTGCGCGACCGTGACATTTGGCGTGCAATACGACTACCCGAAGGCGAACTGATGAGCCGTGGAACAGGGGGAACCGAATGACCGACACATCGAAGAAACCGCGGACGAGTGGGAGCGCCGTCTCGGAATCGACCGAGAAGAGCGCCCCCGCGCCCGCGTTCGTGAGGCTGAAAAGCCTTCTGGTGGGCGGCGGGGACCATCCTGGGAGCGGACTCTCAATCCCGAAAGCCGGAACGATCTTTGAGGCTGACGTCGACCGGGGGCTGTCTCTGGTCGCGGCCGGTCTCGCTGAAATTGCGCCTGCTGGCGCGGAGGAGAAGTAACTATGGCACGCGCAAAGGGCTATCAGGGCATCGTCGGTCTGAAGAAGGCGACTACGTGGGGGACTGAAGTTGTTCCCGCTTCCACGGACGGGGTCGAGGTCGAGTCGCTTGACGTGAACGGCGGCGCGGATTTGATCGCGGACAACCAGATCACCGGAGTGATCACCACGAAGCCGTCGAGCCTTGGGAACCACAAGGTCGACGTGACGATCAAGACCGCGCTGCGGTACGAAGGTCTGGAGCCTCTGGTCGCGCTGGTTCTCGGCGCTACTGCCGGGGCTGGTTCCACGGTGGACACCTCCGCGAAGCAGCACGTGATCAAGCCGAAGAACGACCGTGACGGCATCTTCGCGACGCTGGCCTATGAGTACCTGAAGGACACGAAGGTTGCGGCGATCCCCGGCCTGAAGTTCACGAACCTGAAGATCAGCGGCAAGCAGGGCGAGCGGCTGATGCTCGAAGCGACCGGCATCGGCGACACGTGGACCGACGCCTCGGCCTCGAACACCACGACCACGATCGACTCCATCACGCTTCCCTCTGCGCGGGAGTACGCGACGTTCTCGCAGGTGGCGTTCAAGATGAACGACCAGTCCGCGGGCTCTCTGGCTTCGACTCCGATCTACATCTCCGGCTTCAACCTTGAGATCGACTTCCCGACTGACCAGAACGTGACGACGGAGCGCGGGAACAAGACTTCCGAGCCGCTGCCTTCGGGTTACGCGACCGGCAAGCTCACGCTCGACTTCGCGGTGGCGCAGGACGGCACGGGCGGGAACGTCGTGTTCTTGGCCGACCAGATCGCTGGAACGGCGAAGAAAGCGAAGTTCGAGATCACGTCGGCGACGCTCGCGGGCGCCGCGACGCAGTACTTCCAGTGGCTCATCTGGCTGCCCTACGTGCAGTTCTCGCCCGTCGCGAAGCCTGGCCCGTCTCAACCGGGAGCTATCTCGTGGTCTCAGGAGGCGAACCTCCACCACGCGAGCGCTGCGCCGACTGGGTTCTCGACCGGCTACTCGGAGATGGTCGTGATTGACATCTTCTCGACTCGCTCGACTGACGCTCTCGCGTAAACAACCCCGTCCTAAGGAGGACACCGTGGCCGTAGTTGGACTCATCGCAGACTCAATCGAAGACGTTCCTGTCGTGTGGACTTCGCTCCTCAGGTTCGATGGAGAACCCTCGGAAACGCGGGTCGCTCTTCGGGCCTTCCCGAGTTCTCAGGTGCATCGAGAGATCAGGGCGGTCCAGATCAAAACGAAGCACATGAGCGAAAAGGACCAAGCTCTCGCCTCAGAGAGGTGGCAGTTTGACTTCGTGTGCAGAGCCTTCGTCGACTCCGAGGAGTGGGACGCTCCGATCTTCGGCGCTGCGGTGGAGAAGTACCGGAAGTTCTTCCCGGACATCGCGCCCGGGCTCGTTCGTCTGGACGGTGCTTGGACCGATGACCTGAAGCGGCAGTACTTCCGCGACGATCCCGCGGTGATGCAGCTTGTCTTTCAGACGCACCAGAAGATGACGAGCGAGCAGGTGGTGGCGTCCGCCGCAGAGAGCCAAAAAAAAGACGAGTCCTCGCGGAGTGGCTCTGCTTCCGTCTGACGGTGACAGAGCCTCCCGCGGCTGAGAGCGGGACGAAGTACGAGACGGTCGACGCACGGTGCGGGGCGTGCGTAGTCAAAGGCGGAACGGAGGCCAAATGCGTCAGTCAGCAATGGGAGCAGGCGATCGGATCGGCGCTCGGGCGGGAGTGCCCGCGTGTCGATTTGCCTGTGGATCTGTACCCCGTGGCTGAGATCATCGAGTTCGCTGTCTCGGAGCGTCTGCGCTCGGCTCTCGGGCTTCGTGCCGAGCTTGTCGGCAGGGTCAACGGGTACGCCGACGAGGAGCTGAACGACGCTCTGTCGCTCGTCTCCGCGACCCTCGCGAATCCCGACGTTTCGCGCATCCTGACCCCTGCTCCGGTGGAGGTGTAGCCGTGGCCGATATCCGCCTCGCATTGTCAGTGGACTCCTCTGGCGCGATCCAGAGCATCAAGACTTTCAACAACGAAGTCGACCAGATCCCGAAGCGCGCGTCTGCGGCGGACGGCGCGGTCAAAGCCCTGAAGGGGCAGTTCGATAACTTCGTCTCTGGAGTGGGCATCGGGACCGGTATCGCGGCGGCCGGCAAGGCGTTCGAGGTTCTCGGCGCCGCGGTCGGGGCGGTGACCTCCGTCGTTTCGGATTCCGTCACGAAGATGCTGGGCTACTCGGACACCATCGTGACGATCTCGCAGCGGACGGGGCTTTTTGTGACCGCCGTGCAGGCCTTGCAGGTCGTCGCCAAAGCGAGCGGGACGGACATCGGCTCGCTGTCTGCGGCGACCGTCAAGATGGAAGTCAACCTCCTGAAGGGTTCCGCGGCATTCACGAAGCTCGGGCTCTCGATCTCCGAACTGAAGGCGATGGCTCCCGATGCGGCTTTCGAGCGCGTCGCGTCCGCGGTTGGCAACATCGAAGATCCGATGCAGCGTGCGGCCGCGGCGGTGGCGATCTTCGGGAAGTCGGGCGCCGAGATGCTGCCAGTGTTCGCGACGAACCTCGAGGAGGCGAAGAAGACCGCCAAGGACTTCGGACTCGTCCTCGGCGAGGACATGGTTACATCGTCCGAAGCCTTCGGGGATCGTCTCGAGCAGGTCGGAGACGCGCTCGGCGCGTTCATGATGAGGATCGGGGGCGTCGTGGCCGGAAGTCCTGCGGCCATGACCGTCTTGGATCAGATGGGGCTCTTGTTCGGGCGGCTGTCTGCGGCCATCGACGACAACATCAAGACGCTCGACAAGTGGGTGACCATCGGCATCGTCGGCGCCATCAAAGCGACGGACCTTTTCATCGCGAGTATCCAGAAGATCATCGACACCTCGCAGGTCTGGGCGGGACTCGGGAATGGTCTCGTCATCCAGTACGCGGCAGAGGCGAGCGGGCTGAACGACCTCACGGCCAAGATGCGGACCTTCACCGCGGAGACGATGAACGCGGTTCTTGCGCGGGCGAAGTTCGCCGCGATCGACATGGGCGGGAAGGGCGTACTTCTCCCCGGCGGATCGCTCGGGAAGCCTGGCGGTGGCGGATTCTTCGACGGCAGCACGGGCAAGGCGGGCGGCGGGACGAGGGCGCTCCTCGATTCTGCCTTCCGCGATATCCACGACGTGTGGGTGAAGGGTTCGGATCGCCTGTGGGACACGATCACGGGCAAGGGCTCCGCCGCGGCGGGCGTGATGAACCAGGCGGCGAATCAGCGGTTCGCGTTCGATGCGATCAACGGTGGCGGGCGCTCTGTTTTCGGCGGCTCGGATCGCCTGTGGGACAGCGTGACGAACCCCGGCAAGGGGATGTTGGAGACGATGTTCCCCGACTACAAGAAGCAGAAGGAAGCCTCGATGACGGCATCGCAGGCGCTCCAGAACCTCGCCAACGTCGCCCATGAGCGGCTCGAAGCTCGGGAAGGGTCTCGCGGGCATCCTCGGCGGGGCTTCTGGCATCGCGTCCGGCATCGGTGGCCTCAAGCAGATGAGCAGCCTTAGCGGGCTGACCGGCATCCTCGGGAAGGCCGGGATGTGGGGCGGCATCGCGGCCTCCGCTCTGAGCATCGGCTCGTCCATCTTCGGGATGTTCAAGAAGAAGCCCGCTCCTCCGCCTCCTGAGCCTCCCAAGCAGGCCACAGAAGAGGCGTGGCGCTCATTCGTCGGGGATCAGCAGAGCAAGGGCGCCGCGGGCGTCCTCGCGGGCGTGAGCGGCGTTCGGATCACCTCCGAGGCGGACATGGCGGCGCAGGCGTCCATCGCCTCTCAGACGTTCTGGGCGACGTTCAAGAGCCAAGGTCTCATCAAGGCCGCGGACGCGTTCAAGGGCGTGCGCGACAAGATGCTCGAGACGTTCAAGGGCTTCGGCGCTTCGGAGGCGACGATCAACGCGCTGCTCGGGCCGATGTCGCAGATGGTGGACCTCGCTGGCAATGAGGGGTTCCGCGGCGCGGCTGATGGCGCGAACGGGTACGCCGAGGCTCTGGCGTCCATCGTCAACACGCAGATGCCCATGAGCATCGACCAGTTCCGCGCCTTTGAGCAGCAGGCGGTAGCCGGCTTCGAGCAGATGAAGCAGGCCGCTGTGGATCAGGGCATGAGCATGACGGACGCGATCAAGACGGCGGCGCAGGGCTCGGGGCAGTACCTCCAGACGATCAAGGACGCGGCGGCGCGGTACTCGTTCGACCTCGGCGGCTCTCAGGCGCTATTCGATGCCGCTGCGGGCGCCGGGGTGGCGTTCGGCGGGTCGTCGACGGACCGGCTCATCCTCTCCGTCGACCGGCTTACCGAGACCCTCGGCGGCGCTCCTCCGAAGTTCGAGGCGGCATTCTCCGCGGCGTCGACGACCGCGGGGGATCGCATCGGCGCGGCCGCGCAGTCCGGTCAGGCGGGCACGTTCAACCCGTCCGACTTCTCCGCGTCGATCGTGTCCGGCATCGGGCGCGTGATCGACCAGCTTAAGGACGGGATCGCCTCGCAGCCTATCCAGATCAGCCTCCCCGACATCACCCTCGACGGGAACGCTCTGGCCAGCGGGATGGCGGTGGCGATCGACCGAGGCGGCGGCGGCGGTCAGCGGCTCTTGACCGCGATCGAAGGGCGCGCCTTTTGACGACGACCCTTGACGCGCTGGCCGGCAACCGCGGGATGCCCCTCGTCGGGCTTTCCGTCGCGTGGCCGAACAGCAACACGATCAGGTACTCTTCGGCGCCGTTTACCTCCGCGACGGGCGGGCACTACAACGGCAAGGTCACCTCCTGGGGATCGCTCGATTACGGCATCAGCGACCGCTCTGGACGGCTCCCGAGCGTCGAGACGCGGGTGCAGATCGACGACACCTCCCGCGAGATTGCGCGGATCGTCTCTGGGGTCTACGCGGATACCGTTCGCGGTTCGGCGGCGACGATCTACCTCGGCGCGCCGACGGTTGCATCGTCATCGTGGGACACGCTCTTTGTCGGCAGCGTGGTCAAGGTCTCCTTCCCGTCGCCCTTCGTCGCTGAGCTCACCCTCCGCGTTGCCGACGATCAGCTGCAGCGCCAGTCACCCCGCGGGGGATGGGCGCTCACGCGGACAAGCTGGCCGAACGCGAAAGCCGAGGTCTTTGACCAGATGGCGCCGGTCCTCTACGGCATCCACGACGCCTCGAACGTGCAGACTGGGCCGGGCCTGATTCCGACGCTCTACGTGGACACGGTGGCTTGGAAGTACTTGGTGTGCGCTGGCAAGGCCAAGAGCGTGGATCGCGTTTATGTGGGGGGCGTCCAGACAGGGAGCGGGTGGACGGCTTCCTATGTAACCGTGAACGGGCGGGTCTACACGATCGTCACGTTCTCAGCCGACCAAGGCGACGCGGAGATCACCGTGGACGCACACGGGTACGAGAGCGTCGGAGACGGAAGTGGATCGACAATAGTGAACCCCGCGAGCCAATGGGCACATCGACTCTCGCAGTTTGTTCTGGGGGATTACACCTCTGGATCATGGCTTTCGACGAATGCCCTGATCGACTCCACCTACCTCACCTCCGCGGAGGCCTATTTCGCCCTCCTTGGCGCGAAGTCCTCGTTCTACGACTCCGACCGGCGCACGGGGCACGACATCACGGCGCAGTATTGCAACTCCTGGCGGATGCGGACGTGGTGGACGATGTCGGGCAAGGTCGCCTCGGGCTACGAGAACATCTTCGCGCTCCCGTACACCGGGACGCGGTGGCGGTGGTTCCGCGACGAGCTTGGCCCCTTCTCGCTGTCTGAGGATGACTGGCAGATCACGTCGCGCATCCTGTGCCGTCAGGCCTACTCCTCCTCGCAGGGGTCGTACCTCGC